TCGCCTATGCTTTCCCACGAGGCGCCGTTGGTGGCGACCAGCACCCAGCTACTGCCGGACCAGCGATAGAGTGAGTCATTTGTGCTGTCCGAGTCGAACCACATGTCACCAGCGACCAGGTCGTCAGCCGGGTTGGTGGGCGGCGTGTTGCGGCTGAATGTCTTCTGGTTAGTGGATATGGATACCCATCCAGTACCGCTGACGTACTGCTTCAATCGGCCTATAGACGTGTCATACCAGTAATCGCCGACCTGCCCGCTGACAGGCTGAGTAGCCTGGTAGTAGAAGATATTACGGGTGGCATCAATGGGCGGCTTCTGCCCAGTTATGTTGCCGTAGTCGATGGTTCCGCCAATGGTTTCATCGTCAGTGATGATGGTTACCTGATCAGAAAACGTCAGCTCATCGCGGCCCCACACATCGACGCCGACGATGCGTAGATAGTAGGTTGATCCATAGTTGATGCTGCTGTCGATTATGGTGATGTCGTTTGACGTATAGCGCCCTACCAGCGTGCTTTCGTTTGGCGTGAAACCATCGACATCGCTCAGGTACACTTCGCACCAGGCGAAGTCGCCGTCGTCCGGCATATCGAAATACAGATTGAGGTTTGCGCCCCGCTCGTTGTACCCGGCGTTTGGCAGCGCTCCGATCTGCGGGTTTTTCAGCGTGAGAACTGCCGGGTTCTTGGAACGCGTACCCAGCGCATTCTGGAAGTAGCCGTATACCGTGATTTCCCTGGCGCCCTCCTTTGGCAGGGTCAGCCCGCTGTATGTGTCGGCCTCAATCTGGATGAGATCCGCATAGCTCAGGTCGCCAGTGGTGGCGCTCTCCTGCAACGTGTACGTGGCCTTCTTCGCGCCGTTCCAATACACATCGAACGACGGGACAAATCCGCGAGACCCTTGATCCCATGCGATGTCCATCCGGGTGCCGAGGAACGCATCCCGCGCCCGCAGCCGTGCCATCGGTGGTGGTTCGAGCGTGTAGTTGAGCGTGTTGATGGTCAGCGTCTGCCATGGCCCCTGCAGCAATGCGACGCCGCATACCCTGACCATGTAGTTAGCCATCGCCGGAGGCGTGCCGGTAACGAACACCTCCGTCGTTTTAAATATCCCGTCCCACGTAGCGCCGCCGTCCAGGCTTTGCTGCACCAGGTAATAATCGGCGTGCTTGCCGGTCCACGACAACCGCACCCTCATCGAGTACGGGTCACCATATAGCCCCCACGTCAGATTGCTGACTTGCGGATAGAGCCGCTGCGGGATTTCGATGGGTGAATAGGCTGGCGGGTCTCCTTTGATGTAGACGTTCGGGTTGTCCACCACCGCCTCAATCTGGGCGATGTTGTTCTCTTCCATGGCGACGTTAATGACCTTCACCGTCGCCATGAAGTCCGTTGATTCGCCCACGCAGTAGAGCGGACCGGCGAAGCCCTGGCCGAACTGCGGCACCCATCCGCTGGTGCTGCTGGTGAAGTTGATGGTCTGCGCGTCGGGCACGGTACAGGTGACCGGGCCGAAAGGTGACCCGTCCGGGTTGCGCAGGTAGACGCGCAGGCCTGGCTGCCCCACGAGCGATGACAAGTCCTCGTATACCGTCAGGCTGCCCTGTTGCAGGTTGTGCGACTTCGCCTCCCCGCTGATTGCTGGCGTATCCTGCTCCAGCCCCAGCAGGTAGTGATGTATTCGCAGCGTTTCGCCGAAATGCGGCAGGTATCCCTCCACTCCGGTTTTGAATGTGACCAGCTTGCGCCGCCATTTGGATTCGTTGGCCTGGCGAATGCCGATCTCATAAGCCGCATCGCGTGATGTGACACCGCGCACGAGGATGTCCTTCGGGTTGGTCCCTGCGTTGCCGAACGGGACGCACAGCACCGTTGTCTGCCGGTAGTCCTCTTCCTCATTGTTGTACGTGACCCGTACCGAGTCATTGTTTGAACTCAGCGTGCCGACCTGCCTGATGCCGAACGAGCCTGCGACAATGTTGCGCATGGTGAACATTGCGCTGGGCACCACCGCGTCGTCGTCAGCCACAGCAGTGAACACACCACCTGGCAGCTCCAGCGGCCGCGCCAGCAGCGGGGCGCAGACCTCATTCATCGCCTGCCACACATCGATTTCAGCATCGAATACGCCGTTGAATACTGAGAGCGGGCGTTGCGCGAGATCGTAGATTCCGGCCAGGTCTATGCGGTCGTCGGACATCCGCGCGCCATAATCCGCGCGGAGAATGTCGGCGAATGCTGCCATCGCGTTGTTCGTCTGCACTGGTGCCGTCCAGCCGCCGCCAGGACTCCAGTCGGGCAGTCGCCGCCGCGCCAGCACGTTGAATTTTGATAGTGCCGCGTTGCCTACTGTCTGGCTTTGCCGGACCCGCAGCGCGATACGGGTGGTGGTGGTGACAGGGGCTTTATCAGCTGAAAAGCCGCGCAGGCCGGTCCAACTGAAGTTGGTGTTATACCTCGTCCTGGTGTCTCTCTGCTCCCTGCGCGCGACGGCAACAGTGTAGTATCCACTGCTCATGCCATAGTCAGACGGGACCAGACGCTTGGTCAGTCGTTGCGGATCAGTGGTTTTTGTCCCGCCCATCGATGCGCTGACCGCATGAGTCGATATTGCACTGCCGTTGCTGTCCGTTTCGGTTATTCGAATGCTGATCAGTGCAAGGTCAGATCGCAGGTCTCCAGATGTGCTGATGTTGTAGACGCCCTGCGGCGCCGCGAAATCGACCTCGAGATACGAAGTCTTCTCACCCTGCGGCGTGGCAGTGTAATCCAGCGTATAGACAAAGGGATCGTCTGGCGGCTCAATGTCGCTCACCTCGGTCGATACAAACACCTCCGACGGGAATAGCTGGCTGGATTCGCCTGGGTGAAGTATCTCTATTTCTTTTTCTTCGAAATTGCTGAGCGGTGTATCTTCATAAAATATGTCGTCAGGATTGATGTCGCAGTATCCCTGCGAAACATCGAATATCTGTATCAACCACTGATCGTTGTTTTCGGCGTACTGCGTATAGCTGCCGGTGATGTCGGGATAGGTGCGCATCGTCCCATACACCACCGGGATAGGTTCCCCCGGTTTACGGCGGTTGCCCCGATAGCTGATGTCGTACGTCGTGGAACCCTTACCGATGCCTTCCGGCGTCTTCGCGGTCAGCGCCAGGTACAGGCTTGCGGCAGACGCCAGGAGTGACAGCCCGACAAACACCGCTACTACCCACCCCGGCAGCGGCATCACGGTAATGATATCTTCCGGCTCTATGACTCGGCCGAACTGTTCCTCCAGCAGCGGCTCACCATTGAGCAATATCAGGGTTGGTGTGGCGCGGATATCAGTGCCGTAGTGGGTAGACTCCAGCCACTGGGCTACTGTTTGCCCAGCCGGGCAATGCTCTACGCTAGTCGGCCGGTGGAGTGGGTTGTCGAACCCTACAACGGTAAAATTTTGCATCAAGTGATCTCTGGTATATTACGCCGTGCGCTTCCGTATGATGCAGTATGCCCCGGCAATAAACGATCCCGGCATGTGACCACTTTCCATAGGTCTGGATCAGCGCCAGATCGCCGTCCTGCGGCTCGTCAACCGGATCAAACAGCTCGCGATTGCGGTGCGCTAGTGGGTCAATATCAATGTCATGCTGCTCGCGATAGTACCGCGCTACGAAATCCCAGCAACCAGAGAACTGCGCGCCGATATAGTCGAGCGTCACTTGTACAGCTGCGGGTAAGTGTCGGGACTGTAGATCGTGCCGGGGAACTTGAGATTGACCGGCGACACTCGCCCCAGCGTCATGGCGATATCGGTCAGCGATATATCCGTATCCTTGACCTGGAGGTGGTATGGCGTAAAAACGCCGATTACGCTGTCGTTGCTGCTGTCCAGCGCTACCGCCCGCACCGATGCGTCAATGGGCGTTCCGGTTTCGTTGGCGATGTCGATGAGCGCGTTGATGGCGCCGGCTACCCCATCAATCTGAATGCTCATCTCTCCAGCCGGATCGGTGCCGATCTTGGGTTCCTTCACCGCCATCCCTGTCGCGATAAAAACCACGGTCTCGCCGGGATTGGCTGGCGCACCAGCCTCCAGCGTAATGGATATGTCGGTGCGGTGGTTGATCATGCGGACGGGCGATGGCCATGACTCGTGCCGCAGCTCCAGCGCTATCGTATGCACGGTCGTGCTGCCTGCGCGGGCATACGCCTCTTTGATGGCTTGTGACGTACTCACGCGATTATCCTTTCGTCCGTCTCCCACTGCACGGTCGCCTGCCATGTAGTGCGAGGGACCACTACCGCAATCTGCAGCGCCGTGATTCGCGCCCGATGGTTTTTCGCACCGCCGCCCATGTCCAGAGGCACACCATCTATCCAGTCGGCGCCGTCTTTTGCGGCGTCCAGCACTGCGTACAGG